GCAGAAACTAATTCAGTAAACTTTTTACCATCTTCGTCCTCACGCTGGAAAGTAAATTTTAACTCACCACCATCGAACTGACCGATATTTGCCAACATTTCTTTGGTCTCATCATCATAACCACCTAAAATATCTAATTGAGATAACGCTTCTTGACGTTGTGCAGATTTGACTGCAGTATTGGCTAACTCCTCATAATCCATACCAAGAGCGTTTGCTTGAGCCCTTAACCTTCTCATTTCAGTGGCAGATATGGCAAAGTCACCCGTTTCAGAATTAAATGATACCGCAGCACTCGCAGCATTTACAATAGACTCTTGAAGACCATCGATGTCATTTTGAGCCATGTTCATTAATTGGAACGGGTCTGCTAATGCACCAACAGCTCCACCCAACATTTGGAACTCAGCAGCTAAATTAATAGCCTCAGAAGGGTCAAGTAATTTACCCGCTAAACTTGTAACATCAGCCATGTTAATTCTCAAAGCTTGAGAACGAGCAACCATATTAGTAAATCCTTCAACACCATTCCTAAAATTATAAGAGTTGATGAGTTTTACATTATCTCCAACAGTTTTCAAGAATTGACCGGTATTTAGACCTAAAGACGCTGCTCTTTTACGTGCACTTTCAATTTGTTCGGCGGCTTGTGTTGGACCAACACCAATTGAATCAAAACCTTCAACAAGTGTAGCCATTTCTTCAGCAGTAAGATTTGTGGCCTTTTGTATTGCGATAAAATCAGTTAACTGTTTATTAGTCAAAGTAACATTTCTTTGCATAATACTACCAATCGCAGCCATCTGTACCCCAACTTCAGTTGCACTAACACCTAACGCCGTAAGGTCTTTAACTGATTGTGAAATAGTCTTTTGCATTTCTTGGGATGCTTTAGCTCCCTGACCAAAAACATCCGCAGTTACTGACTTAGCAGCACTGTCAAATTCAAAAATCGCCGAACGTAGTTCTTTAGTATATTGAATGGCACTACTAATCGCGTCATTCAAATCTTTAGGACCACCACCACCACTGTTATCTTGTAAAAACATTTAGACTATTTTACTTATAAATACCTTAACGTGAACTTTGTCTACGTTTCTCGTTCAACTTTTCCATATCATCAATATACTTTTTGATAAAATACTTCCTTTCGAACGTAGGCATTTTAAGAAGGTCAGAATAGGAGAACCCCAATTCTTTGACACAATAATAAAACTCATCAAGCATAGCTTGACGGTAATCAGAAGAAAGGACGAAAAAACTCCGCCCCGAAGGCGATACGAGTCGACACCTTTTCTCCTGACGGGGCTACAAAAACACGGTCCAAATCTAACTTCGGTTCCGCACCTTCCATTGTGTTTCTAATATACTTAGAATCTGCAATCGGAAGATTGACAATAGTTGATGATATATCAGCCGGGTCCTTAGAACCATCAAACTCGACAATCATTTTTTCTAATCTCTTAGTAACCACAGGAGCAACCATACCATCAGGGTATGCGTCTCTCATCTTTTGAAGGTCTTGAATATCTCTTTGATTTAAGATACGACACTTAACCATTTTTTGACTAACAGGTAACATTAACTCAAATAAACCTTCACCGTTTGGTTCAATAGTTGTCGGTTTAACATTTAACTCATCCAATAAAATACTTTGTTCAAAGTCCTTCATTGTTTTAGGGTCACGAAGATTGAATGTGTATTCAGGACCGAATGAAGAGTTTCTTAAGAAAATAAGTATTGCCTCAACATCACACTCCAACAATTCCATTGGGTCAAAACCAGGCTCATAAATTTTATTTCTTAATAAAGTCATAATGATGTTGTCACCATTTCTTTGACCCAACAAAGTATTTTCATCCTGAGCTGTTAAATAACCTACTTTAATTGAGGACTTCCCACTTTTATAGTACTTACCCTTCGAAGGTAATTGTACCACGTCATGAGGTAGGTTGAAGTCTTGTTGTCCGTATTGTGCTGCGTTGTCCATATCTTATATAATAAAAAAACCATAGAGAGTCTCCCCTCTATGGTTAAATATAAATGAACTGATTTTTTCGTAAATAGTATATTAGTAAACTAAAATACATCTATCAGGACGTAATGTCGCCGTGATAGTTGCAATACCATCATCACCATAACCAAGTGAATCAAAGTTCACGTCAGTTAGGAATGTTCCTTGTAAAATCCACTTTTCTACTGCCACACCTGTTGGGTCTAACATTTCCAAGTTGATATTTTTCTTATAACCTGCAGCGTATCCCATACGACCAGTTACAGATTCAGCGTGTAAACGAACCCACTCCATTAATGCTTGAGAAGCTGAAGGACCGATTGGGTCACGGAATGTTACGTTTAGTGTGTTCCAAGTAAATCTACCTGCAACATATGTTGAAGTATTCAAGAATGGAACTTCAACAGAATTGATTGATACTTGTGGACGTGAAGTTGACTCCACATACCAAGAGTTGATACCCAATGAAGAATCAAAGGTCATGATGAACCTATTTTTTCTTTTTGGTTCATAAGGTATCGGCATTTTCATTAATAAATCAGCCATTGTATTTTTGTTTTTATATTTTTTTGTTTATTACTTATAAATAGTTGGAGTAGTGAAAATTTTTCTATTTACTTTGTTTTGAAAAACCACATTATATAGAAGCTAACTATAAATTTTTATACTTCTTTTTTCTCTCCTCCTTTAGTTAAATAAGTTTTTACTGGTTTATCATCCTTATATTCTTTATCTAAGAAATTCTTAATGCTTTCAATATTTCCTGGGTCATCATCAGAAAAACCAATCATAGGAACGAAATTATTTTTAATGTCGTTCTTAAAGAAAGCTCTCTGATTTAATTTACCAGCCATATCCTTTACATAAGAGATAAAGTTTTTAAGGGCTTTTATCTTTCCTTCTTCAGGGTTCGCAGCACTACCTTCACCATAAGTTACTGGGTGGAACTTTAATAAGTCCAAATACGATTCAACTATATCATCATCAGTCATTTCGTCCTCACCAGAGATGTCTCTAAAATTCTTGAGGTTTGAGATTAATTCTTCTTTATTAATACCCTTGTGATTAGTCATAATCATATTATATACAGCATCTTTTAATACCGAAGGTGTGTGTCCACGTGCCGTGATAATTGAGAAAATTGAACCTCCATTGATTGCCTCAACAAAATCATCCCATGAAGGACCCGTCTCAGCAACCATTGCATCAACAATAAATTGTGAGTCACCTTCAGTAGTGAAGTTTCTATAAGGGTTTTCGGCGTAACCAACAATAGTATCACCTTTATAATCAAAAGGTTCTTTACCTAAAACCCCACGATATTCTGCGAAGTCCTCAGTAGACATACCCACTTCTTTACCGTCCTCAGTTTGAACGATGATTTGTGTAGGCATCATCAAAATGTTGTCATCCCAGTCAAAAGCATAATACTTCATATTAGGATTACCCGCTTCGTCAAAACCCTCATTGAGTTGTTTTTCCTCAATATATTCTCTTAAGATACTACGAATCATTACTTTGTCTCGTTTAGTCTCTCAATTAATCTTTCTAATTGTTCTTCTGAAATCACAATGTTTTGTGGTTTTTCAGAAAATGTTTTTACACCATTGTTCTCAACATTTAGGTGTTCCATTAAGTTTGATTTCTTAAATTCCATGTTCTTATTTTAATTAAACGTTTAATAAGGCTAATGGGGGTCACCATCGGTAACCCCCAATTTATAAATATATCAAATTAGATATCTTCGAAAGATGCTCCCGTTGGAGTAATCAAGAACTCAATATCGATGAATTCAAGTGCTCTCGTTGGTTTCAAGTAGATTTTACCTGTCAATTGGTTATTATCCAAATCTTCAGGTGTGTTTTCTACAACCACACGGAAGTCGATTAAACCTCTGTCTCTTCTAATAGAGTCTAAGATTGGGTTAACCGCATCTAAGAAGTCTTGTCTTACTTGGTCATCGTTCTGTTCGAACAACAATCTTACCGCTACCGCCGAAATCAACTTACGAGCTTGTAACAACAATCTTCTTACATTAATTCTGTCAAGTGCAGATTCTCTAATTTGTAGAGTCTTATTACCCCAAATTACTGTACCCACATCTGAGAATGTTGCGATTGGGTTCAATCTACCTTGGTATAATGTATCTCTATCTTCTTGAGTTAACTTCTTACGTGCTTTAACAGCATTTACCAAACCTCTTGTGTAACCCGCAGTTGCGAACCAAGGGAATGCGATGTTATCTGTTAACGCTAAGTTCTTAACAACCTCTGCCGTTGGTGGGATGTAGATTTGTGTGTTGTTCACACTATCCCTTGTCAATACCCATGGGTAGTAAGTTGCCGTGTAGTTCGAATCTATATCTGACTCTTCTAAGTTATCCACTGCTTCATCAGGGTAGATGAAATCTGTTTCGAACGCTGAAGTATTAGGAACAAACATGTTGTAATCAGGAGTTGTACAGATGTAAATTGAATCTGCTCTATCTGTTTCAATCATGTCAATCGCCTCTTCAACCAAGTTTGAGTGATTAGTGTAATCAATACCTGGTGTTGTGAAAATATTAATGTTCACTGCTTCAGGGTTTTCGAATGTTTTCTGACCCATTAAGTAAGCGTAGTAATCAGTGTTTGCCCAATCAGTTGAGTTTTCACCAACAGTGATTTGTTTGAATTGTCCCCATCCTGTTGCAGTTGGGAATGACACTGAAGGTGCTGCACCTAATAAGTAACCTGTACCACCCAATCTAAATGAATCTTGATTTGAACGGAACTCTCTGTAGATATCCCATCCGTCAAAACCACCTTTAGGTAATAATGTGAACTTACGAGCATTTAATCTGTAGTAAGGGTTTGATTGTGATGTTGGTTCACTTCTGAATTCTGCATCACCCACTTCAAACGCCGTTTCACCTGAAGTCACATATTGACCTGAAATCGTTACTACTGTTGCTCCTGAATCCATGTGGAAACCTTTTGTAAGGTATGCCCAATTGTTACCTTCAGTAGCAGTACCCAAGTTAGTTGGGTTTTGTTTACCTTTATACATAAAGAAGTCAGAATCAATACCTACAGTATTTGAAATACCTAAGTAAGTCTTTCTTACTTTATCACCTGCACTTCTTGAGATGTTACTACCACCTGTAGATGTACCGAATGGTGGGTTGTAAACTACCTCACCTGGTGTATTATATTTTGTTTTGTATGCAATGAATGGACTCTTAGCTCCTGAGTACTCTCTAAAGTCGTAACCTTCGAAACCACAAGGAAGTGCATCTACAGGTGCATCTTCATCCATTTCCAACATAATAAATTTAGACTTAAGTTCAAACTCTCCATTAGCAGTACCGACTTTCTTAGCTACATATCCATTTTCACCTGGACTCATTGTACAGTTAGTGAATTTCTCAATAACTACAGGGTTTGCATCTGTATCAAAGAAATCACGAACGATGATGTCGAACGTTGAATTAGCAAATGAGATGTTAGCAATAGAAATCTTAACTTGGTTGTTAGCTGCATTACCATCAGAAATTAAGATAAATCTAAATAGTCTATCAACTTGTGAACCTCTCAATTCTGAAACCACAAACGGAGTGTGTGGTGTTTGATATTGTTCCAAGTACCAACCGATTGAACTATTAGTTGCGTTATCTTCTCTTGCCGATGGAAGAGCAACTAAATCACAGTTAAGACCACGAATTTTACCTTTTCTATAACCTTCAGTTAATAATGAGTAATAAACCTCTTCCGCAAATAATGGGAACTCATTTCTACTCTTACCAAAGTTTGTACCACCAAATACTTTATTGATGTAGTTAGTATCTGATAAAGTGAACGATGTTTTGAATGTGAAGTTATCACCGTCATTCGTTACACCTGAAATACCAAATGAAGAATATGGGTTTTTCTGAACATCAGCATAATCACCTGAACAATCCATAATAACTTGTGAAACACCACTAGCCATGTAAACAGGACCACCATCGTTATTATCGTTGATACCTCTTGAACGAAGTGTTGCCACAACTACATCATTGTACTCAGTAAATGCGGTTGCGTTATACGATAACACTGAACCACTTAAAGTACCTGAGAAGTTACCACCACCTAAGTCTGTGAAGTCAGAGTTCATAACAACATTGAATGAAATACCTGAGTAATTATCTTGTGAACCTGGTTCGAAACATGCGTAGTACCAAGGGTCCATTAATGAATCGTCGTAATCCGCAACTGAATCGTATAGACCGTCAACAGATAAGAAGTTATTATCATCTGAAATAGTGTACCCAGCACCAGTAAATGAATTATACACAGCATCTGTAACCACACCCCATTGTGCACCTGTAGTAGCACTTAATGAGTTATCTAATATTAGACTGTGAACAAATGTTTGTAATTGACCCGACATTGTTGTTGAGTCACCATTGTATAATTGAATACTATCGTTAATGTAATCATTTAATGGAGATGAGAATGCCCCCGTGAACTCAACAGTACTTGTTGAACCTGTCGAACCAGTAAAGGTAACAGACCATGTAGAGAGAGTAGGGGTATCTAATGTTGAGGGGTCTAAGTTTGCTTGAGTTGTAATAGACCAAGACGGACCAGCATCGTAACCTGATAAACCTAATACTCTGGTTACAAATAATTGGTTTGATTGTTGTAAATACGCCTTCGCTATGTAAGCGGCTTCATATTTTGGAATCTGCGTGTTTACAAATTTTGTTGGATTTGTTCCTCCGAAGTAAGCTTGAAATTCGTCGAAGTTGGAGATGAATATAGGTTCGAATGCTGGACCCGATAAGGTCTCACCAACAATACCCATAGTAGTTACACCTACACTCTGTGCCACGAAACTCAAGTCTCTTTCTGATGTATAAACACCCGGAGAAACGAAAACTTTGTTTGAACTTGCCATGTTTTTTAATTTCTTAAGAATTTATTTTTATTATAAATATTTCGAAAAATCTTAAAAAACATTTACACCAGCCCTATATTTATCGATTAGGGAGAATTTTTTCTGCCTTTTTTCACACTAATATTATGAAAGACATAAAGAATATTAAGATATCTACAGAGGTTCACTCAACACTAAAAGAGTATTGTGATGAGAATGGATTGAAGATGTATAAGTTTTTGGAGAAGTTAATTATGGACAAATGTTCTCGTCCAAAAGATATCTACGGTGAATAAATTATAACAACTTAGCGGTTGTATATATTCGTGCTTCACCATCTACATCTTTATCTACAACGAACCTTACCAAGTCATTAGTATTGATTTGAATCTTACTCAAATCATCACCAACATAATCGTTGTTAATGTAAACTGAGAAACTATCTACATTATATGTTTCGTTCAAATATAAATCGGCAGTGTATCTGAAAGTTTCACTCAACTCATTGTTACCATCGACAAATAATAAATCTACAGGAAACTCGTTAGGGTTTTCAGGTTTTGGTTCAACCTTTCTCGATGAGTTAAGTTGTGACACTTCATACATTGTAAGTGCTCTTGAAATACCTGGACTTACTTCAAATTCTTCTTCATCCATTAAGAACCCTAACATTGTGAATTCATAGTTTTGGATGTAATACTTTCTTTTGTCAATGTCTAAGACAGACTCATCTGAAATGTTATTTAATATAATAGGAATGTAGTGACCCTTTATATTAGTATACGCTTGACGGGATGCAAAGTTTTGTAATACGTTTTTGTTGAATTCATTCAACGACCTCATTCTGTTTACAAACAGTTTAACATTATAAGTAATATCAACAGGAATAGGTTGAGGAATTTTATAGACATCAACACCTTTTCTTTGTCCGTCCCAAGTTGGTACTTTAGCATAATAAAATTGTTTTCTATTTGGTATAGTATATTGTAATGATGGGTTGGTACCATAAGGAACCTCAGGTTGTCTTACTGTTGAC